TGCTATCAACGCAATCTCGCTCGCTATGTTGTCTAACAAGTATTTCGCCTGTTATGGGTATGAGTTTAAATACTCACTATCCATTTCGGCGACGTCTTCTACTTGGAGTTCCGGTTGGACTGGAACTTACGAGCAGGAGACGACACAACAAGTTAGCATCACAAAGCGCGTGCCGTGCTCGGTGCCTTACTTTCCGCGGATAGACTTGAATCTTGATGCCTTTAAGGTCGGAGACCTTCTGGCACTCTTGATGCAATGGCTATCCAAACCTTAAACCCGAAAGGGTAAGGAGTAAAGTATGGCAGCGATGACGACTGCACTCACTGAGTTTTCCGATAACGGAAACTCTCGCACTTACACGTATACAGGCCATACCGCGGTTGATCCGCGTTTGGTTCTGCAACGGCGTAAAGTGGCGGCGGGCACTACTTCAGTGATCGAGGACACGATTACCGTGCTCTCGGGAACTGAAGACGCGGATGCAAATCCGCTCGCCGCTAAGGTCCGTTTCAGTGCTACAATCAGCCGTCCCATTAATGGGGTTGCGGCTGATGTAACGGCTGCCCTTGCCATCTTCCGCGATATCGTTGCGGGCGATGAGTTTGGGAACACCGTTAGTACTCAGGAATGGTTGGTCTAAAATGGCTCCGAAGGCCTCTTCTGACGATCCTAGCGTACCTAAAGTACGTCCGGATCATCAGAAAGCCTCCTGGTCATTAAAGTCCACCCTGATCGGGATGTTGATCAGCTCACTAATGGAGATGGTTCGACGCTTGTTAAACAAGTGTCTTTCCGCCCCAAAAGTGTGCGAATCGCAGCTCGATCGCTGGCTCGACTGGCTACAGAACCTGATAAAGCGGTAACGCTTTACTGGGCTCTTCACCTGTTGATCCAGTACCTGAGTATGTAGTTAACAACTGAAAGGAGGATTCTCATGAGAGAACCGACGAATATAATATACGACATAAGTCGATATTATATTTTGGACCAAAGCGACTGCACCGTGCCAGAAGCTCTACGGAAGAAACTCCTTGGTTATATAAGGAGTCGCGACCATGAGCGACTGGCATCTTGTACCGACCTGACACAGCCAGACATAGCAGGCTGTGCCACCTGGAAAGTCCTATTACAAGTGGAAGCATTCTTCAAGAAGAATGCGTTGTTCACTCAAAGCGACGTGGCTCGACTAACAGCTTTCCTCTCATTCGAGAGAGGCGAGCGGTTGTGTCGGATCACGAATCGCCGTCTGTCGTACTACTATTTTCAGCGCGATCGTTTAGATCCCGATCTGAAATCGTGGTTGGACAGAATGGAGCGAACTATATCACACGTGATAGGAGACTTCCATTCCTTCCTTGACGAATTGCCAAGGTTGGTAAGGGTCAGTTCAGGCGCCACTTCCACGGCTAGTCGCCGAGAC